TCATGCCTAAAACTGCAGCATGGATAAGAAAAGAAGGTAAGTCGGAGTCCGGTGGATTAAATGCTAAAGGTAGAGCTAGTTATACTAAAGGTACTTTAAAAGCTCCGTCAAAAAAAGTAGGCAATCCAAGAAGAGCTTCATTTTGTGCTAGAATGGGTGGAATGAAAAAGAAACTTACTTCTGCTAAAACAGCAAGAGATCCTAATTCAAGAATTAATAAATCATTAAGAGCGTGGAACTGTTAATGAGAGATACTAAAGCGATCGAAAGCTTTTTAAAAGAAAAATACAAAAAAATTACTGAGATGAGTTTGTTTAGAAACTTGAAAAAAGAAGTTGAAACAGGGGCTAGCGGAACTCAAGACTATGTAATAAAAAAAGGACCCAATAAAGACAAAATAGCTAAAAAATAGGAGAGAAAATGGACGAAATAACTATAATAAGTAAAACACAAAAATCTTTACAACAAAGACTGCAAGATATTGGAGACGCGCTGTTAGGTGGAGGGGTTGACACAATGGAAAAATACCGCTATCTAGTAGGACAAGCACATGGAATACAATTAACATTACAGGATATCTCTAACCTGCTAAAACCTAAGGAGCAAAAAGATGAGCAAGGAAACGTTATTAACATCGGACACGGAAGTACCAAAAATTAAACTGGCACTTGAAGAAAAATACAAAGAAGAGAATAAAAATTTACCACCAGAACGAGAACCTTTATCTCCAGAAAATATTGGAACTGAAACTGTTGACGAACTTCCAGAACCATCTGGATATAGACTTTTAGTATTACCATTCACCCCTAAAAATAAAACAAAGGGTGGAATATTATTCTCACAAGAAACATTAGACAAAGCAAGAATCGCAACAACATGTGGTTATGTTTTAAAAATGGGACCATTAACTTATAAAGACAAAGATAAGTTTGATGAGCCTTGGTGTAAAAAAGGAGATTGGGTTATCTTTGCTCGTTATGCGGGTTCAAGATTACCTATAGAAGGTGGAGAAGTGCGAATACTTAACGATGATGAAGTTTTAGGAACTGTTAAAGATCCCGAATCTCTTCTTCATTTAATTTAACAATCATAGGAGATACTATGCCAGAAGACATAAGAGCATCAGAAGAATTAATTGACGTAGGCGAAACAATCGGCGCTGATATTGATTTTGATGAAAAAGGCGATGCGGTAAAACAAGAGGAAGTAAAAGAAGATATTGAAGTTGAACAGGTAACTCAAGAAACTGAAACTGAACCTCTTGAAACTAAAAAAGAAGAAAAAGATGAGTTAAAAGATTATAGTGATGGCGTTCAAAAACGTATTGCTAAATTAACTCGTAAAATGAGAGAAGCTGAAAGACAGAGAGAAGAAGCTGTTGTATACGCTCAATCAGTTACTCAAGAAAAAAATCAAGCAATAAAAAGATTATCTAGATTAGATAAATCTTATGTATCTGAATTTGAAAGCAGAGTTACAAATAGTTTAGCAGCAGCTAAATTAGCTCTTAAAAATGCTATTGAATCTCAAGATGTAGATGCACAAATATCAGCACAAGAACAGTTAGCTACTCTATCTGTAGAAAATGCTAGATTAAATGCTTTAAAAATTGCTGAAAAAGATGTTGCTCCTCAAGAGAGGCAAGTAAACATCAATCCACAAAGACAGCAACAACAATCACAACAATCAGATCCTAGGGCCGAAGATTGGGCTTCAAAGAATGGTTGGTTTGGTAATGATTCTGCAATGACTTATACGGCTTTTGATATACATAAAAAGCTAGTAGAGGAAGAGGGCTATGACCCTAAATCAGATGAATATTATGAGGAAGTTGATTCAAGAATAAGACTTGAATTCCCCCATAAATTTGATAAGGTAGAACAAAATACTACAAGAAAAGCAAGACCTGCTCAAAATGTAGCTTCGGCCAATCGTTCAGCCACAACAGGACGCAAAAAAACTGTGAAACTCTCGCCCTCACAGGTAGCAATTGCTAAAAGATTAGGCGTGCCGCTAGAAGACTATGCGAAACAATTAAACAATATCACGGAAGGACAATAAGTTTATGGAAAATGAAAAAATAAAAACTTCACGTGCGAGTTCTACTAGAGCTAAAACAGCTAAAAAAACTACGTGGACTCCACCCAATTCACTCGATGCACCACCTGCGCCTCATGGGTTCAGACACAGATGGATAAGAACAGAAGTTCTTGGTTTTGATGACACTAAAAATGTTGCCAGTAAACTAAGAGAAGGATGGGAGTTAGTTAGATCTGACGAATATCCGGAAACTGAATATCCAGTTATGACCGAAGGGAAATATGCAGGAGTTATCGGAGTGGGAGGCCTAGTGTTGGCTAGGATATCTGAAGAAATCGCGCTATCTCGTGAAGCTTATTTTGCAAGACAAAATAAAGAAAGAGATGAAGCAGTGAATAACGATTTACTAAAGGAACAACACCCAAGTATGCCAATCAATCAAGAAAGGCAAACTCGTGTAACTTTTGGTGGTACAAAGAAATAATTATTTAGTAATTTCTAGTCCCAACAAAATAAATTAAACCGTACTAGAGGCCCTTAGGGGCAGGTACATAAAAAAGGAAAAATAACTATGGCAAATAACAGTACAGCTGGTTATGGATTAAGAGCCGTGATGACTGTTGGAAATACTCCAGCAACATCAGGTCAATCCGAATACCAGATATACGGTCAGGGAGCAACTTCTGGTTCAGCAGTTCTCTCTAAAACTTTTTTCAAAGGCGATCTCGTTTCTATCAATGATGGAACAGGGACAACCTCTGCTCAAAAAGGTTATATACAGGATGCTTCTTATCTAGCAACAGATGATGCTGGTGCAGGTGGAGCAAACTTTACAAATGCTACAAGTCCTTTACTAGCAGGTGTCTTTAATGGCGCTTACTATGTAGCGGCTTCAACATCTAAACCTACTTGGTCTAACTCATTTGATATAGGCACATCAGTAGCGGTAGACTACAACACTGGTTCAAGAGGTGTAACAGGCTTTGTGATTGATAATCCTAATCAGGAATATTGTATCAGAGCAAATGATGCATGGACTCAAGCAGATGTAGCAACATCGTTCAACACAGGTAGCAACGGAGCAACAGGTATAAGTGGAATGTCTGACGAAAGATTAGGCGTAGATGCATCAGCAGCTGCAACTAGCGCACTAACTTTATTAAGAAACGCTAATATCCCTGATCAAAAAGATCAGACAGTTGCAGGTTGTGATGTTGTTGTAATAATCAATAAAGCGTCTGCTTTATTCAATTAATAGAAATAGGAGTATATAAACAATGGCAATATCAAGAGCACAACTAGTTAAAGAACTAGAACCAGGTTTGAATGCACTATTCGGACTTGAATACAGACAATATGCGGATGAAACAAAAGAGATATTTAATACTGAATCTTCAGACAGAGCGTTTGAAGAAGAAGTAATGTTATCTGGTTTCGGAAATGCAGCAGTTAAACCTGAAGGCCAAGGCATTCAGTTTGACGATGCACAAGAAACGTTCACTGCTAGATACACTAACGAAACAATAGCACTTGCTTTCGCAATCACTGAAGAAGCGATTGAGGACAATTTGTATGACAGACTTGCGTCTAGATATACAAAAGCACTAGCAAGATCTATGGCTTCTACTAAAAACATCAAAGGTGCAGCTGTATTGAACAATGCGTTCAATGCTAGTTACGCTGGCGGTGATGGAGTATCTTTAATCAATACTGCGCACCCTACTCTATCTGGAAATTTTTCAAATAGATTAACAGTTAATGCTGACTTAAACGAAACTTCGTTAGAGCAGTGTTTAATTGACATCGCGGCGTTCACTGATGAAAGAGGCTTAAAAGTTGCAGCTAGAGGAATGAAATTAGTAATTCCTTCTAACCTACAATTTACAGCTGACAGACTGATGAAAACTCAAAATAGAGTTGGAACAGCTGATAATGACATCAATGCACTTAAAAATATGGGAATGATTCCTGAAGGTTATGTAGTAAATCACTACTTAACTGACACAGACGCATTCTTTATTAAAACGGATGTACCAAATGGTCTTAAGCACTTTAGCAGATCACCTATCAAAACTACTATGGAAGGCGACTTCGATACTGGTAATGTTAGATACAAAGCTAGAGAGAGATATGTATTTGGATTCTCTGACCCTAGAGGCGTATTCGGTTCTCAAGGAGCATAATTAATACTTTAAAGGGCCGCCTAAAAACGGCCCTTTTTTTAACTATAACAAGGTGTGTAAATGAAAAAAACTTCCATAAATATCTGGGCCTATAGTCATCATGCAAAATTTAATATAGAGCATGTTGAGGATACAGCTGAATCTGTAGAAAAAGCAGTACTTGACAAACTAGGAGAAAACAGTATAGTGTGGGAGAATCTCGGAAACAGCTATAATGACGGGATTAGTCGAATAACTTATGAGGAGGTTATAGATGATACAAGACCTATACAAACAAAAAAGGTCCTTGGAGTTGAAGTGGGAACAGGAGCATCTGGATAATAACAGATATACTCTTGACATGGTCAAGATTGACGATTTAATTAAAAGAGTCGTTACTGACATAAAGCTTGAAGAAGCTAGACTATCTCACTTACAGAACAATATTGAAGGTTCTGCTCCACAAGTTTCCGTAGCTACTTAGACAAAAGCTACATCGCTGAAATCGCACTTTTACTATAGGATCTCTTGCACTCTATTTAAAACTAGTGTATAAATTACATACTATACATAATTAATTTTGCATGGCGACGTGAAGTATAG